AATGTAACTTGGTATAGTGGATCTATAGCTTTAACTCCTGGAGTTCAAGAATATGACCTAAATGAATGGGCTGTAAGCCAAAGCATATCAGGTGGAATTGAAATTAAAAGAGTATTTTATCAAGAAGTTCCAGCTGTAAACCAAATGTATGCCCCTTATGGTTTAGGAGCGTTTAGTGGGCTAGGTGGAGTACCAGCAGCTGGCATATATGGAGGTATATATGGTGGTGGATATGGAGGTGGATATTTAATGATGCCTGTAGCGTTTGACGCCGCTGTAGTTCAAGGTATAGAAATGAGTAATACTATTCGTTTATCATCTTATTCTTTTAATATTATAAATAATATGTTAACAATATTTCCTGTACCTAATAATAATGACACTAGAGGAGGATTTATTTGGTTTGAATACATTAAGGATGAAGAAAGATTAACTAATAGTGTAGTTGAAAATCCTAATGGAGATTTAATTACAAATCCTTCAAATGCACCATATACTAATCCTATTTATAGTCAAATTAATTCTATTGGGCGCCAGTGGATATTTGAATATACTTTAGCGTTATGTAAAGAAATGTTAGGATATGTTCGAGGAAAATACTCTACAGTACCTATACCTGACCAAGCAGTCACATTAAATCAATCAGACTTACTATCATCAGCTACCGCTGATAAAACAGCTTTAATAGAAAGATTAAGATTATACTTAACAGATATGTCTAAAAAATCTTTACTTGAAAGAAGAAAAGATGAGAGTGAATTTAGAAGACAAGAAATTAATAATGTACCAATGACTATATTTATTGGATAATGGCTATATTTGGCTCTGCAAGAGACATATCAATGTTTAGAAAAATCAACCGTGAGTTGTTAGGTGATGTTATTACCCAACAATTAGCAGTTTACAAATATGCTTTAGATAAAACTAAAGTAAATATGTATGGTGAAGCTTCTGGTGGTAGATGGTTTAATGGTCCTACATTATTAAATTCTTTAATTACTATTCAAAATAAGACAGATGGTACAAGTGAATTTGGAGTTGATTTTAACTGGAGTATTAAAGCTGCATTTTTAAAAGATGATCTTTTAGATGCTAATTTAGTAGTAGAAATTGGAGATGTAATTTTATATCAAGAATCATACTTTGAAGTAGATGTAGCTACAGATACTCAATATTTTGTAGGTAAAGACCCTCAATACCCTTATAACACTAACCCATTAAACCCAGGTTTAGAACAATTTGGTTACAATGTATCATTAATATGTGAGGCGCATTATATACCAGCAGATCGAGTAAACATTATTAAACAAAGATTATAATGGCTAAGCAAAGAAAACCAATTCCTAAAACTCAAAAAGAGATTAGTAAACAACTACAAGAGCCATATAGTCCTCCTGTTAATGCTCCTGGATTTTCACCAACAGGTAACCCTAATGATGCTAATAATATTAATAGAGCAAATCAAACATCATTTAAGGATGATACTGCAAAACCATTATCTATTGGTTTAGAAGACTTAGATTGGGCTGTGATGTACTATTTCCAAAATGTTATTCGCCCTACAGTTAAACAAAATGGAGAAATACTACCAGTCCCAGTTATATATGGTTCTCCTGAAAAATGGAAATCATATCAAAAAGATGGATATTATAGAGATCTAAATGGTAAAATAATGGCTCCTCTTTTAATGTTTAAAAGAAACAACATTGAAAAAAATAGAGGATTAGCTAATAAATTAGATGCTAATAATCCACATAATGTGACAGTTACAGGTAAAAAATATAGTAAACAAAATGAATATAGTAGATTTAACATATTAAATAATATTAAACCTGAACAAACCTTATACGCAACTGTAGTACCAGATTACTTAACAGTCACGTATGATTGTGTTGCTTTTACTTATTATAATGATCAATTAAATAAAATTATTGAAGCAGTTGAATATGCTTCAGATGCTTATTGGGGTGATCCTGAACGTTTTAAATTTAAAACAAATATTGACTCATTTGCTACAACAGTAGAACTATCTGATAACGCTGAAAGAGCAGTTAGAAGTTCATTTACATTAAAAATGCATGGTTATATTATCCCTGATGTAGTACAAAAAGATACAGGTTTTTCACCTAAGTATTCAGATAGAAATAAAGTTACATTCACTACTGAAGTAGTATCAGATATTAACAATTTAAATAATAACTCATAATATTTATAATAAATTAATTTTATGGAAAACAAGGTTTTAACTCAAGAAGAAATTCAGCAATTAAAAAATTTACAAGCTAAACAAAATTCATTAGTAGCTAATTTAGGTAATATAGAATATAATTTAGAAGTTTTAAATACTCAAAGATTACTTCTTAAACAAGAAATTCAAAATCAAATTAATGAAGAATTTAAATTAGGAGAAGAATTACAAAAGAAGTATGGTGATGGGAATATTGATTTAGAAAAAGGAGAATTTGTTCCTACCCCATAATTTTGAGTATCTTTAAGATATTTATAACAAAAATTAAACACAATAATTAGAACATGGCAGAAATATTAATCTCACCAGGTGTATCAGCTAATGAAGTAGACACTTCATTTGTAACTCAAGGACCAATAACTGCTGGAGCAGCTATTATAGGCCCAACAGTAAAAGGACCTGTAGAAATACCTACAGTAGTTACTTCATACTCTCAGTACCAACAAAAATTTGGAGATGTTTTCACTAGTGGAAGCCCAGCTTTAACTTATACTTATTTCACATCTATAGCGGCTAGAAATTATTTTGATAATGGAGGAACTTCATTATTAGTAGCTCGTGTAGTAACTGGCTCTTACACTTCTGCCACAAGTAGTTTAATTGTAAGTTCAAGTGGAGCTACATCATCAGTATTTGTTTTAGAAACAATTTCTGAAGGTGTTATTATGAATAGTACAGGATCTGAAGATTCATCAGGGGCTTTATCAAACGGAACAGCGGATAATATTAGATGGGAAATAACAGCTGCTAATACTTCTTCCGGTACATTTGCTTTACTTATTAGACAAGGTAATGATACTAATAATGAAAAAACTATATTAGAATCATTTACTAATTTATCATTAGACCCATATTCTTCTGATTTTATATCAAGAAGAATAGGTGATAAAAAATTAACTTACAGAACTGATGGTGGAGTAGCTTATTTACAAGAAACTGGAAGCTATGGTAATGTTTCAGCGTATGTAAGAGTTAAATCAGTTAATTTAACTACACCTAATTATTTTTCAAATAATGGTAATCCAAATCCATTATATACTGGATCATTACCAATTAATGCTAGTGGATCATTTGGTGGAGCATCTGGAGATATAAGAGGTGGGGCTAAATTTTATGATTTAATTAATGATAATGACACTCAAGGTTTAACACCAGGATGCTATGATAAAATGGTATCTTTATTAGCTAACACAGATGATTACAAATATAATGTATTAGTGACACCGGGTTTATGTAATAATCTTACAGTAACAAACCATGCTGGTACTATTAACAATATTATAAGCGCTATTCAAAACCGTGGAGATGCTATTTATGTACCTGATATGGTATCTTATGGTAAAGACATTTCTGATGTTGTGACTAACGCCGCTGGTAAAAACACATCATACGCAGCAACATATTGGCCTTGGGTTCAAATATTAGAACCAAATACTAACCAATTAGTATGGATACCAGCCTCAACTGTAATAGCAGGTGTTTATGCTTATAATGATAGTGTTTCTTATCCATGGTTCGCACCAGCAGGTTTAAATCGTGGTAGCTTATCTCAAGTAATTGGAGCTGAAAGAAATTTATCACAAGCAAATAGAGATACTTTATATCAAGGTAAAGTAAACCCAATCGCGACACTTAATGGACAAAGAGTAGTATATGGTCAAAAGACATTACAAACAAGAGCAAGTGCTTTAGATCGTGTAAATGTTCGTCGTTTGTTAATTGCTCTTAAGAGTTATATTTCTCAAGTAGCTAATACATTAGTATTTGAACAAAACACAGCTACAACAAGAAATAACTTCTTAGCAACTGTTAACCCATACTTAGAATCAGTTCAACAACAGCAAGGTTTGTATGCTTTCCGAGTAATAATGAATGATAGTAATAACACAGCATCAGTAATTGATCAAAACCAATTAGTAGGTCAAATATATGTTCAACCAACTAAGACAGCTGAATTTATTTACTTAGACTTTATCATTACACCAACTGGAGCTACTTTCCCAGCGTAATTTTTAAAAATTAGATATTTATAATAAATAGAAAAACATGGCAATATTAGACGCAAACGAAATATTCTTCACAGCCTTTGAACCAAAACAGGCTAATAGATTCATCCTATATATGGATGGAGTACCTAGCTATATAGTTAAAGGAGTAAACGCTGTAACT